CGCCGCGGCCGCTGCGGTTACTGGACTAGCTAGCAAGTTACCAGGACTACCCGCGCTACCGGCTTTACCCGGCGCAGCCGGATTAGTTGATTCAGCTAAAGGAGTAGCCGCATCTGCGTTCTCAACTATAACATCTTCATTTAAGGCCTTAAAGGCAGGCGTACCGCAGAATTTGACTGCGATAGCAACAAAAAATGCGACCGAATCTGCTGCCTCAGAGACCGGCGGGTCGTTAAGTGCTATTCCTGTACCTAGTCTAGCAGGAGTATCTTCTATAGCAGGCTCCTTGCCTGCCGGTCAATTGGGCGCTATAGCAACATCAGTATCTGGCGCAGTTGGTAAGATTACATCAAGTGTATCCGCGACTGTAGCGGGAGCAGCAAGCGGAGTCAACGCACTACCTGGTGGCTTGGGTGCTGTATCATCAGTAGTAGATAATGCAAGGGGGGCGATTAATAGTATCCCCGGGACATCGGCTATATCAGGCGCAATTGGAAATGCTACTAGCGCGGTGACAAACGGACTATCTGCTGTGACCGGGGCACTAGGTTCAGTATCCGGAGCATTATCTAAACTAGGCGCTCCGGCATCACTTACAGCAGGATTAAACACATTAAAAGCAGGAGTGGGTACATTATCAGCATTGGCTAGCACTGGCTTGTCACCATCTGCCTCCGCAAAAATGAACGCTGCTATTGCCTCACTAAGTTCAGGTGGTTCAGTCCCGATCAAATTGCCAGTAGTAGCGGTGAACACAACTGATCGTGGCGAACTATCAGCTGGTCTTTCAGCAGTATTTGGTAGCACAAAAATAGCAGCACCAAATTTCGGAGGCAATCCAGCAACATTTGGCACATCACCAGCAGTAGCTGAATTAGATGCCCAACGTGCGTTACTCAAAAAAGCAACCGCTGCGATGGACGCCAAAGACGCAGCGTATGATGTTTCGATATCTGCTCAAAATTCTTATAAAGAAGCAGCTAAGACATTACCTGCAGGTGATCCACAGTTAGCAGTCTTAAAGACTGCTTGGACTTCCGCTTATGATAAATGGGTAGCAGCACGAGATGAATTCATATCAGTAGCGAAAACTATACCCAGTTAACATAAATACATTATGCCTACATATATCGGATTCTCGACAATTAATGCTAATCAACCTCGTTCCACTAATCTTAACGCAGGAGTAGACGGTGGAACTGGAAGTATAGTTCAGCCTATTATATTTGGCAAGAAATTTAAACTAGTTGATGAGCAGTTAGTTATACAAGATTTTTTAAACGCACTTAACATACCTCAGGGACAAAAAGTAGGGAATCCGGGCTATGGAACAACGCTCTGGTCATTTGTCTTTGAACCTAATACAGCCGATGTCCAGATTCAATTACAAAATGAAATTAGACGAGTCGCAGGTCTTGATCCTAGAATGATTGTTAACTCTGTTAATGCTTATCCGCAAGAAAACGGTATTCTACTTGAAGTAGAACTCGCTGTGGCACCGTTCAATAACGCACAAGTACTGAGTGTATTCTTCAATAATTCTACTAGCCGCGCAACAATTCAATAAGACATTCAAAAACGGTGTTTTAATTTAGTATAAATACTCTTATAAAGAGAATAATACTATGGCAACCTCATCTAGACAATCAGCCCTATTCGGAATCAACGACTGGAAGGCTATCTATCAAACATTTCGTGAAGCAGATTTTCGCAGTTATGATTTTGAAACTCTAAGAAAAAGTTTCATTGATTACCTCAAAGTATATTATCCTGAAACATTCAACGATTATATAGAAAGTGCTGAGTTCATTGCGCTGCTTGATGTCATGGCGTTTATGGGGCAAGGTCTTGCTTTCCGCAACGATCTGAATACTCGTGAAAACTTTATTGATACGGCTGAGCGTAGAGATAGTGTTGTTAAACTTGCAAATCTAGTAAGCTATACCCCAAAGCGCAACTTGGCTGGTCAAGGCTACCTTAAAGTAACTAGCATACAGACTACACAGAACATAACCGATATGAATGGGTTCAATCTAGCAAATCTTCCTATTCTATGGAATGACCCTGCTAATCCAAATTGGTTAGAACAATATAATACAATTGTAAACGCATCGTTGATAAACACTCAACGAGTTGGTCGCCCGGGTAATTCAGCACAGATACTTGGCATTAAGACTGATGAATATTCAATAAGTACACCGACCAATAGCTCACCTGTGGTGCCATTTAGCGCGACAGTTGACGGTACAACAATGAATTTTGAACTAGTAAGTGTAACTAGTCTGAATGAAGATTATGTGTATGAGATTCCACCGGCCCCGACCAACATATTTAATATGATGTATCGTAACGACAAGTTAGGGTACGGCAGTCCAAATACAGGATTCTTCTTTTACTTCAAACAGGGACAGCTACAGAACTTTGATTTTAATTTAGCACAGCAAATCTCTAATCAAGTAGTTGACATTGATATTCAAGGTATCAATAACACTGATACATGGCTGTATCAATTTAGTTCATCTAACGGAGTACCCTCACCATGGATAGAAGTTGAGAACGTATATGCTGATGCGTATTTACAAACTGAGTCAAGTGTTCGTAGAATATTTGCTGTTATCTCTAGATTCAACGACCAAGTTAGTTACACGTTTGGTGACGGTGTATTCTCTGAGATTCCAGTTGGTACCTTTAGGTCGTATGTTCGAGCCGGCAATGCATTAACGTATGCGATTGATCCTACTGAGATGCAAGGTATCAGTGTTACTATACCTTATATTAGCCGACTAGGTAAAGTTGAGACTCTAACTATTACGCTAGAGCTACAGAGTCCAGTGACAACAGCACAGGCCAGAGAATCATTAGCTAATATCAAGCAACGTGCTCCTACTCGTTTCTATACACAGAATCGTATGGTAAACGGGGAAGATTACAATAACTTTCCGTATACTCTTTATAGTTCTATTATGAAGAGTAAGGCTATTAATCGTAGCTCAGTTGGAGTATCAAGAAATTTAGATTTATTAGACCCAACTGGTAAGTATTCTAGCACTAATTCATTTGCGAATGACGGAGCATTGTATCTAGATGGTACAAATGGGAATGTTTTACTTACTATTACTAGTTCAGGTAATATCATAACATTCCTTACTGATACTCTTGCAACTATATTGGCAGCTAATCAAGCGAAACAGTATTATACTGCGAATTATACTAGATACGATGTAAATGCCTCTACTGGTGACGGTGTAGTATATTGGCAAGGAAAAACAGTTGATGCTAATAGCTTAACGGGTTATTTTTATAATATTAACGGATCATCTAATACTCCTATTCCAACTGGAACATATTCCACTCATAATGTAAAATATATAACCAAGGGCGCCATGCTAAAATTTGTTGCGCAACCAGGTTATTATTTTGATACTAATAATCGTCTAGTGGCTGGCATCGCCGGTCCATCTGATGTAACTTATATATGGACTACTGTATTAAATGTAATCGGAGATGGATATAATAACGGAGAAGGGTCATTTGCCAACGGCACAGGCCCTATAACGTTGAATAGTTATGTTCCTTCTGCTGCGATACTCGCTAGCATATTACCTTCGTTTAATAATGCATTGTCAAATCCTATTATACAAGAATGTATCATCAGAATGGAGCTACAACAAAGTTTTTCTTTAGTCTTCGACAATTCATTAACTATTGCGCAAGATCGATGGAGTATTTCTACATATAATGCTAGTAATTATTTTGTGAACTTGTTAAGCTTGGGTGGAAATAGATACTCAGTGTCGTATCGCTCACTTGCGTATTACTTTGGTAGTGTAGCTGATACTAGATTCTCATATGAAACTGATAAATTAGTATATGATCCGTTTTCTGGTAAGATATTACAAGATTTTGTAAGTGTATTAGCAACTAATACTCAGCCGGGGTCAAATTATCCATTATCAATGAACACCGTTGCTAGTATTATAGGCCAAACAGTCTCGTCCGACGGATACGTAAATGATTATGAAGTTGAAGTTGCAAGTATAGATGTAAATGATCGTGCTATTATTGCTGACCCGGATTTTTTCAATCAGATTACTGGATATGCTACTGGTAATGTCAATGTTGGCATTTATGTGTTTTTTGAATTAGTAGAAGATGCTGTTAATTTATCTAGATATCAAATTATACCTTCGTCTGACGTGTCATATCAATATGCAACACAATCACAGATAGAAGTAGTAAAGTATGAGTATGCGCAAGGACAACTATTCTATGCGTATTCTGAAAATAAGTTCTATACAAGTATACAAGACAATACAGTAACGACCCCGTATTATGTATTGCTTGAACACCCGCAGTATAGTATGAAACCGGGACGCCAGGGTCTAGCATTTCAGTATAAACATAATTCAAATAATACAACTAGAATTGATCCAGCAACAACCAATATAATTGATTTATATGTAGTAACGCAATCATATTTTACTGAATATCAATATTGGATACAAGATTCAACTAACACGATACCGGAACCAAATAAACCAAGCATCAATGAATTGAACCAATCATATGGTAAATTACAAGATTACAAAATGATTAGTGATAGTGTTATTTTAAATAGCGTAGTATTTAAACCACTCTTTGGTCCTAAGGCTGCACCGGCAC